GACACCGTGGCGGAGGCCCGCGTATGAAGCACATGACTGAGATCGTCGCCACGCTTTTCCTGTCTCGCGAGCAGGCCCACCGCGCCCACCTGCGCACAAAATCTTACGCGCAGCACGTAGCGTTAGGCGAGTTCTATGACGAGGTGGTTGACCTGGCTGATACCTTTGCCGAGGTTGCACAGGGTACATACGGGTTGTTGCCAGAAATTCCGTACAAGACACCAACCAAGGGGCAGATCGCTGAGGTTCTTGAAGCCCATCTGGAGTGCGTAGAAGACTGCAAACCGAAGTTTGACAAGCCGTGCGATGGTCCTTTACTGAACATCGTTGACGAAATTGGTGCCTTGTACGCCAAAACGCTGTACAAGCTGCGCAATCTTGCTTGACAAGCAACTAATGTGTAAGTATGTTGATGGCAGTATAAAAGGAATTTATGGCTAAGGTTGACAAGGCATTGGTAGCGAACCTGTTGATGATCAACGGCTCGGATGAGTTCAAGGCGTTCAGAGGCTACATAAACGATCTTCAGCGCGAATGGGTGGACCAGTGCATGTCGATGCGAGATGAAGTGTCGTTGCGTTTTGCCCAAGGGCGGGCGCAGCAACTGAGTGAGATTATTGAATTGTTGGCGCAGGCACCCGTCCTGGCCGATAAGTACCGGGGGTAACCCCATTTTGAAACTGAGTAGTAGCCCGTACCGTGTAACGTACACTAGCAACTTGCTAACACGTAAGCACGTAGTCGGCACGAAAAAGGAGACTTTTTGTGAGTGATTTGCCCAAAGCAGTACAAGCCCAGCTAGACGCAGCAGAGGCGCTTCAGGCGCAACTGGTGAACCCGGCTCCCGTCGAAGGGAACCCCGAGGTTGCTCCGGTCACTGAAGCCCAAGCTCCGCAGCCGGTAGAGACTGTCGTGCAAGAAACTCGGGTGACCGAGCCTAACCCCGACAACAACTGGGAACAGCGTTTCCGCGTCATTGAAGGTAAATACCGGGCTGAAATCCCGCGCCTGCATGACCAGAATCGTGAACTGAGTGAACGTCTTGAGCAAGCCCTGAAGGCGCTCGAAGAAAAAGCTCAAACCCCCGTCGAGGAGAAAAAGCTGGTCACGGATGCCGACGTTGAGTCGTTCGGTGAGGATATGGTCGACATGGTTCGCCGCGCAGCGCGTGAAGAGTTTGACGCGCTGGCCAAGAAGTTCGCGGGTGAGCTGGATAAACGCTTCGGAGCTGTTGCCGCTAAGGTGGAACAGACCGAGCAGGTTGTGGTGAAAAGCGCCAAGGACAAGTTCTGGGATGCTGTTGACACCAAGCACGCTGACTTTGAGGCGGTGAATTCCGACCCTCGCTGGTTTGCGTTCCTGGACACGCGTATTCCCGGCTCGCGTCTGACGCGTCGTACGCTGGCTGAGAAAGCCATCGCCGAGCTGGATGCAGAAGCCTTGATTGAACAAGTGGGTTTGTTCAAGGAATCCCTGCCGAAAGCCGAACCGCAGCAACCGACCAAACCGAAACCGACACTCAACAGTCAAGTCGCCCCGAACACCAGTGGCGCATCGAACCCTTCACCCGACCCGGTTGGCAAGATTTGGACCGGCGCGGAGTACGCAGCGGCTCTCGACCATCGCAACATGCAGCGCATGTCCCGTGCGGACTACGACGCTCTGGTTGCCGAGGCTGAGACGGCGTTTGCTGAAGGTAGGGTGCGCTTCTAACGCGGGGCATTTTGCTTACGTGTAATTAGGAGTACAACATGAGTACAGTAACCGCTTCCACCCCGCTGATTGGCGCAACCGGCGCTTTTGCGGGTAACAACACCTCCGGGTCGTTTATCCCGACCCTGTGGTCCGCCAAGCTGAACCAAAAGTTCTACAAGGCAACCGTTTTCGGTGAAATCGCCAACACGTCGTACGAAGGCGAAATCTCCGGCATGGGTGATAAGGTTGTTATCAACAACCGTCCGGACATCACCATCAACGACTACCAGGTTGGCACCAGCCTGTCTTACCAGGTTCCGACTCCGAGCACCGTTGAGCTGCCGATTGACCGCGCCAAGTATTTCGCCTTCCAGGTGAACGATGTGGTTGCCCACCAGGCGCAACCGAAGCTGATGGATATGTTCTCCGACGACGCTTCGATGCAGATGAAAATCTCTATCGACTCCAGCGTTCTGCTCGGCACTGCCACCAAGCAGGGTATTTGGAACGATGTTCCGGCTGCTAACCAGGGTGCAACTGCGGGCGCTATCTCCGGTGGTTACAACCTCGGCACGGCTACCGCCCCGGTCGCTCTGACGGCTGCCAACGTTCTGGCCACCCTGACCGCCCTCGCCGGTGTGCTGGATGAGCAGAACATCCCGGAAACCGACCGCTGGCTGGTGATCGACCCGCTGACTCGTCAAATCCTGATGCAGTCGAACCTGGCGCAAGCTCAGTTCATGGGTGACGACAAGTCGATGGTTCGTAACGGCAAGATCGGTATGATCGACCGCTTCACCGTCTACGTGTCCAACCAGTTGCCGAAGGCTGCCGCCACCCAGGACTACTTCGGTGCTGCCGCTGCCGGTACAGCCAAACGTCGTTTGATCCTGGCTGGTCACAAGTCTGCCGTGACTTTCGCTTCGCAGATGACCAAGATGGAAACCGTCCGCAACCCGTCTGACTTCGGTGACTACATCCGTGGTCTGAACGTGTACGGTTGGAAGACCATCATCCCGACCGGCCTGGCTTCCGCCCTGGTCGCTTAATAGGTTGGGGGCTTCGGCCCCCAATTTTTACTTCAGGAGAGAAAAGTGCAAGATCGTATTGATGCTTTGATGGCCGCAGGCGCTGAAAATATGTGGCCGAAGTTCACGCTGTTTATCCCGCGTACCGCTGACAAACCTGCGCAGCACGTTGTCGTGGCCGAGATTGTTGACGGTGCCTGCTATCTGACAGCCGAGGGTAAAGACCTGCTGGAAACGAAACAGCCTGACATCGTTGACGCGGAAATCGTGTCGACCAAACCGAAACGCGCCAAGAAACAAGCGGTCGTTGTCGAAGACAGTAATGAGATCGTTGACGATATTGACATCGAGCTTGAGTAATTTTGGTACAATTTGCTAACGTGTAAGCAAGTGATACCCCCATGCGCCAGGTGTTTAAAATCGTCCGTGAACCGACCGTTCGTAACCCATCTGGGGAGAACTACACACTTGGCCGCATGTACCTCGACAACGTGTTCTTTTGCCACACCTGCGAGGATGAGGATCGCTTCCTTGAAGGTAAGGTGACGGAGAAGGTCTATGGGAAAACTGCTATTCCTCGCGGACTATACAAAGTCACCACCTCCCAGTCTTACCGATTTAAGCGAGTTCTACCTGAAGTTCTGGACGTGCCAGGGTTCACCGGCATCCGAGTTCATGGTGGCAATACCGCTGAAGATACTCTCGGTTGCATTCTCGTCGGCCAGGTACGCACAAGCCGTGGCATCGCTCAATGCGCGGGTACTGTCCAGCGGGTTATCGACGCGATTGAAGACGCCGCCGAATTAGGGATTGAAACCTGGCTGGAGATCGCTTGATGACCTGGCTCGATACCGTCAAGAAACTAGCGCCGACCGTCGCCAGTGCGCTGGGTGGGCCTGCTGCCGGGATTGCGATTACGGCACTCGGCGAGTTGTTCGGTATCTCCGAGCCGACGCAGGACAAGATCAAGGACTTCGTGGAGTCCGGCAAGCTGTCTGCCGAGCATATCTTCGAGCTAAAGCGCCTCGAACTGCAATACCAGAACGACGAGAAAGAGCGCGGCTTCAAGTACGCCGATCTTGAGTACAAGGATCGCGACTCGGCCCGTAAAGCCTCCGTCGAAGGTGGCACGCTGAACAAGCTGTTCTGGTTCTCGATCTGGCTGGTGACGACCGTGCTGGTTTCTGAACTGATCGTGCTGCGCTATGGCATACCGCACGGTGTTCCGGAGATTGTCGTCGGTCGCATTCTGGGCCTGCTGGATTCCATCGCGATCCAGGTTCTCAACTTCTGGTACGGCACATCATCGGGGTCCGTCCGCAAAACCGACCTGATGGTGTCCAAATGACCGAAACAACCATGCTCGTTGTCGCATCCTCGCTGGTTGCAACCCTGTTCGGGCTTCTCGTAGCCATCATCGGCTGGCTGGGTAACAAGTTCTACGCCAAGCTCGATGAAATATCCAAGAACCTGATCACGATGGCTGGTGAGCTGCACGACCGTATCAACGGGCTGGATAAGCGCCTCGTTCGTGTCGAAACGACGATTGGTAAAGATGACTGATAACCACACGTTCCCTGTCATGGCCGATGTTGAGAAGCTGCGCGACTATTTCGAGTGGCTAGTGCAGAACGGCAAAGGCAAGTATCGCGTTGAGATGCGCGAACACTACATCGCACTACCGCCCATGCTCATGGACTCGGCTTGTGACGACGACGAGCGCGTGGCGTTCCTGATCGGGGTTCATTGATGGCAACCACCAAAGACATTTCCATCCTGCAAGGCTCCACCTTCAGCATCCCGGTACGCTGGATGAACGGCGACCAGATCATTCGCAAGCCGATCACCGGGATCAGCATCACCTCTGGCGCACCTCGCCTGACGGTCGCAGGCCACGGCTGCCCGAACGGCTGGCCGACTGCCGTGACGCTGGTCAAGGGCATGACCCCGATCAACGCCAAGAACGCAGAGCCGAAGGGTGCAGACTACCGCGTGACCACCGTCATTGACACGGACACGCTGGAATACAACGCCGTCAGCCCGGTCGATGACAACGGGCGCGAGTGGCCAGCCTATACCTCGGGCGGCTTCGTCCAGTGGTACGCCCCGTTCGACCTGACCGGCAAATCCGCCTCGATGGTCATCTACGACAAGAAGGGTGGCACTGTCCTCGCCTCGACCGAAGCTGCTCACGCTCCGCTGGATGTCATCACCGCCACCGTGGATGCGGCGAACAAGGTCATCACCTACAGCATCAAGTCGTCCGACACCGCCAATTTCGCGTGGAAGAAGGGTGTCTATGAGGCCGAGGTGTATTCGACCGCCGACGACAAGCAGCGCATCGCCGAGGGGGTTGTCACTGTGTCGCAGGAATTGCTGCCATGACCTACCCCAAGCGCGTCCTGATCGCCATTGAAATGGCTGGAACACAAAACGCACCCATTTACCGTAAGGAGTAATACCCATGTCCCGATTCGCCCACGCTGATGTCCTCGACAATGGCATCGCCTACCTCAAGGCCAATGCCAACAAAGTCGTTCTCACCTCGCAGTACGACAACACTTATACCGGCTGCAACACCACCTACAAGGTCGCCGAAGCTACGCTGGTATCCGGCGACTCTGCGCTTTCCGGCGCGGCTGGCGCTGCCCGTACCCTGACCTACACCCTGACCGGCAAAAGCGGCGGCAATGCACTGATGGCCGTCGCGAACGGTGCCAACATGCACATCGCCTTCCTCGACACCGTGAATAGCAAGGTGCTGTATGTGACCGAGGAATCGAGCGATCAGGCCATCACCTCCGGCAACCCGGTGCAGTTCAACACCAATCCGACCTACGTGTCTAACCAGCCGACGGCCTAATACATGGCCACACCGCAGGGCGATTCGTACGGCTGTGCCTCCGGTGGCGTGATTGCTGCCGGGCGGC